CCAACTGTTTTCATATCTTCTCCTTGTGTGTGTTGAAAACTAACTCTTCAGTGTTTGTACTGATTGTTTATTGTACATTTATATATCTTATAGATCAAGCGGGTTTAATAAATTTTTCCTAATATTTTTTAATAACGCTAATAGGAAAAATCAATAACAATTAAAAAAGGACCCGAAGGTCCTTTTGGTTATTGAGTTACAAGGTTACCAACCCCGGACCTGCTGTTTCTTAGGCAGCTAAAGCAACTTTGCTTTTGCTAGTAACGGAGTTACCAGTGAAGCTCAGTGCTGTAAAGTCGAATGTATCAGCGTTTGCTTTTACTTTATTTGCTTGATTTAGGGTCATCGCCTACCCTGCTGTCCACTTCAATACTCTTTGCCCTGTCGAAACCAATGTCAGGCCCATCATATAAGCACTATTGGTTTGCCTGCACTCGGATATGTGAGTCGGTTTTATGCAATAGTGCGTATATGGTGGACCTGGCGGGAGTCGAACCCGCGTCCAGAACACATTTTTATCTGCTTCATACAGCAATAACTTTTACTTATCACAAAGATTTTAATTTAGAAACAATATCATAAACTTTAGAGTATGCTTTAGTGATTTTATCTAACTGTTCTTCAGTAACAGATTTGTTCTGTTCAAGTTGAACTAGATCCTTAGCCAAGTTTTCTTGCAACTCTTTTAGTTTATCGGTATCATTCATATATCTCCTCATGCAAATGCCACATCGATTAACTCTTCGAGATTTATTTTAGCCAACCAATCTTCTCCCCGGCATCTTTTCTACGCTGCCATTCTTCTTTAGTGGCCGGAAACCTCCATGCCCAGACAGCAACTACTAGCATTGTAATGCCTGTATAAATCACTGCTTTCAAATTTTGTGTAGTGAACCACATGATTAACAATGACGATTCCATGACCACAATCATTAAAATTTTGCCACTTTTAGGGAATATACGTTTTTCACCCCAGTTGGTTAAGAATGGTCCAAACCATTTATGATTATATAGCCAAGCATGCATCTTTGGATTTACTTTGGCGAAACAATAAGCACTGAATACTATGAAGATACTAAAAGGTATACCCGGAGTAATAACTCCTATATAGGCCATTCCTAAACTTAAAAATCCTAGTATATTCCAAAATAGTTTTTTCATTTTATCCTGCAAAGACATTTGGTGATCCGGCCGCTACCGAAGTGCAACCACTAATGGCGTCGCCAACCCTACCACAGCCTTTGCCATTGATAAAAACTGTAGAACTACCAGCGGCAATAGGAGCAGCATGACTTGGACACGACCGGCCGCCCGGCAACTTATGGCTAGTATTAACATCACCTTGTCTACTCACAGCAATACCGTTAACAAACACATTGTCCGATCCCACTGCTCGGGTCATACCCGAGCAGTGGCTTACATCAGCATCACCTACTCTTGTTATTGCGGGCATGTTCTTTCTCCATTAACTCTTGGAATCTTATATTCCAATTTTCTATTTCTTGGTGTTGTTCTTCGGTATGTGGGCCGTCTGGGATAGTAGGTAAAAATTTTATAACATGTTCGAAGTCGTCTGGAATATCTTTAAACCTTGTAAAGGTTTTCAACTTTCCATCTACAATCAGAACAAATTCGCCTTCCATATCTTATGCTAATTTGATACCGGTAGTCTGTTGAATATAACCATCAGCAAAGGCTTTGTCTGTAGCTTCTGCTATTACAACTCCGCTTTTAAATATCTTAATTTCCTTATCGGGATCAACAGTGAATAGATAAGGCATCATTCCGATACCCTGTTGCGATGCACTTAGTACCATAGGTCTACTAACTTTATAATAAGTTACAGATTCTTCTACTAGTTTTGTGATCAGTTCTTCTCCGCTGGTGAGTTTAATAGTAATAACCTCCCCTGGAGATACCCCTTTGTCAATTAGCATTTGTTAACCTTTCTTTTAATTCTGTAAATCCACCAATCAATTCATTGTCTAGAAAAATCTGTGGCACTGTTCTTGCAGTCGGCACTGCTTCTAACAATTGTTCTTTGGTCCATTCTTTATTGATATTACGTTCCTCGATTTCAATGCCTTTCATTTTGAGCAAGTTTTTAGCTTGATCGCAATACGGACATTGATTTTTACTCCATACAATTGCTTTCATTTTTTCCTTTAATTTGAGTAGATCACAGCACCTTGTTTGTTCAAGACTCTGACCATCAGGGCTCCCTTTCTTTTTTTATTTAATGCCGCAGCCACTGCAGTTTGTTCAGAACCGAAACTACCGAGATTAGACCAGGTTTCGTAAGGACTTTTAGATTTAAACTGTGCTTTAAACATTATAGATTTGGCAAAGCGTCGTAGTCTACCGTATCGCTCATTACCCCAATTACATAGTTGGTACTTTCGTTTTCCTGTAAGGCAGTTTGTTTCTTGCTAGTATCACTGTGTTTGTTAAACCAGGGAATAGGAGTGGTTTTAGGTGCAGGATTTGTATACTTTATGCCAATTTCTTTCAATGCTGCGGCTGCTGTATAATCTACGAAGTCTTTTAGAATATTGGCATTTAATCCAATTACTGGACCTTTCTTAAATAGATATTCTGCCCAGGCCTTTTCTTCACGTATAACGTCCAGATACAACTGATAGACCTCTAGTTCACACTCGGATTTAGCAGCAACAAATCTAGAATCATCTTTGATCACTTGATTGATCAGATAAGCAGTCCATTCCTTGTGCAGTAGTTCATCTTGTAAAATCAGACTGATAATATTACCATTACCAATAAAAATCTTGTTCTCTACCATGGCCAGGCTTGTAGCAAATGATACCATGAAACGGAATGCTTCTAATGCATAGCTAGCATGTAATGCTAACCAAATAGCTCGGATATGATCCTTTTCATGAACAGAGTCGGGATTGGTTTCTTTCTGACAATTTAATCTATGTAGACTATCATAATATTTTCCTACACTAGATGCCATATCTACAATCTCTGTGGTATCATGAATTGTGTTGAACACATCCTTGGGCACATTGTAGATGTTGCGAATGATGTGGCTATAACTGCGACTATGTATGTTTGTTTCGAAGAACCCCCAATTATACATCAAGGCTTCTACTTCAGGCAATGAACAAACAGGAGTGAATACCTGTGTTGGGCCGCGACCTTGCAGACTATCTAACGCTGTTTGTCTTAACAGATTCGAGGTAAAGATGTGTTTAACTGCTTCAGTAGCATCTTTGAAATCATTAGCATCTTTAGTCAGTGAAATTTCTTCAGGAACCCAAAAGAATCCCCGAGCAGTTTGTTCGATCTTTTGTATTTTAGGATATTTGACTTCTTCGAACCTTTGAACTGTTACAGGACCCTGTGGATCCAGAAACATTTTGCGACTTAGATAGTCTGTTTTTGTTGTTAAATTATATTGTTGTTTGCTCATAGTTTACAGGCTTCGCAGTCCTCATCCTCTATTAATTCTCTTTCGTTATGAAATCCGTTGTAGTGAACTTCGGGAGTTAGTGTGTCTGTTTGTTTGCTGCCTTGTTTGTTAATGAGACTATAATAAAAAGTTTTAAGTCCCCAAATTTGGGCCTGCATCAAATTTTTAATGATCAATGTGGTAGGTATCTTATGATCGCTAAAATGTGCTGGATTATAAAATGTGTTAGTCGATATTGATTGATCCACATACGCAGCCAGTACTGCTGCTGTCTTTAGATAACCTGTGCAATCAGTTTGATCCCACATCATTTGATATTTGTTCTTTAGTTTATGGTATTCCGGAACAACTTGTATAAATGACCCTGCTTTAGATTCTTTGACCGAAATCAAGCTCATAGGTAATTCTATACCATTTGTTGAATTAATCACCACACTGCTAGACTCCACTGGAGCTATAGCTGTCAACGTAGCATTTCTTACTCCGTATTGTTTCATACTCACACGCAGAGTTTCCCAGTCTAACTCAGGAGTAAAATCTGCTAATTCATTCACACCCTTTGCACGTAATTCCCACGGGAAGGTGCCTTGACCATATCTTGTTTTATCACTGTGCAAACAGGCACCACGCTCCTTGGCCAATTCTACTGTGGCTTCTGTTAAGTAGTATGCTTGATGTTCCATCCAGCTTTTGACATCCTGCAATGCATCTGATTCTCCATACTTGTATCCTCTTTTGGCATGCCAATAGGCTAAATTTGTTACTCCGATGCCCAGGGGAGATATCTCGTCGTTACTGAGCTTGCTTTGAATACTTAAAAAATCTTGGTAGTCAAGTATGTTGCATAGACTACGCTGTAGAATGCGGCAAGCACGGCGCATGTCTTCTGGATTGCGGAATGCTCCCCAGTTAATCGAGCCGAGTGTGCAAAGAGCAATGCGGCCAGTATCGTCATCGAGACGTTTAAAAGATTTAGTAGGTAATAGTATTTCACAGCATAAGTTACTTTGATAAATTGTGTGGTACTCAGGATCAAACGGTCCTTGGTGCATGACATTGTCGATAAACACCAGGTAGATGCGTCCTGTATCAGTACGCTCTTTTAGTATGCCTGATTTGAATACTTCCTCAGCACTCATTGTTTTCTTGCGTAGGTCTTTACGCTTTTCATATTTTATATATAGTTCTTCAAACAGTTCTGTGTTCTTGTAGAAGGCTTCGTAAAGATCAGGTACTTCGTTAGGGTCAAAGAAAGTTATGTTTTCTTTGTTTTTGAATCGTCTCCAAAAGAAGGCACTAAGCACAACCCCATAATCCATATGACGGACTCGGGTTTCTTCGGTTCCTTGATTGTTCTTGAGAACGATGAGATCGTCAAACTGATGATGCCAGATCGGATAGAACACAGTAGCTGAAGCATTTCTAATCCCACCTTGACTACAACTTCTCAAATCACCAAACCATTTCTTTAGGAAAGGGATCATACCTGTGTGCATGATCTCGCCACCACGAATAGGACTTCCTAGTGGACGTAGTCGTCCAATCTCTAATCCAATGCCAGCACGTTTGCTGGCATATTTGGCCATCATTTCCCCTGACGCGAAAATACTGTCCAAATCATCATCCGAGCGAATAAGAACGCAACTCGAAAATTGTTTAGTAGGTGTACCAAGGCCTGCCAACACTGGCGTGGCCAGTGTAAATAACCCATCGCTTGCGGCTTGGTAGTATTCTTTGATATATCGCATGCGGGCTGAGTTTGGTTCTTCTCGATGGAATACTGTGGCGGCAGCAACCATGTAACGAACTTGTGGTGTTTCATAAATTTCCTTTGTGGCACGATTGCGTACCAGATACTTTTCAATCAGCTGTTCTATCGCAGCATAACCATACTGCTCGTCCTTTTCGTGATCGATGATATCGTTCATGCGATTCCAGTCGTCTTGGGTATACCATTCTAGAAGATCTGAAGTATAAAGGCCAACTTCAACATTTCTCTTTACGATTTCGTAGAGATGGGGAGGCTGATAGTCGCCGTATACATCTTTACGTAACATACTGAGTCGCTGTTTGCCTGCTACAAATTGATAATTTGTATGACCGACATCTGGATTTGATTCAACATCGATGAGATCGACAATAGCACGTAATGTGATTTCGTCGATTTCTTTAGTAGTTATTCCATCGTAGAAATGAGGCTGGCTCTTGATCTCTATCATGGATTGACTTACATCAGCTATGCCTTGACACACTTTTGCAATCTGCGCCTGCCATTTTTCAATAGTCAATGACTCTTTTTGACCGCTTCTTTTAATAACTGTAATATCCATCCCGACCTCTATGTGTAAAGCAACTTATTTATTGTGTCTGTTTTGGCCGTCCAAATTATTTTGTTAGGCGCACTAATATCTGTAACATTTAAAACTGTTCTATATTCTAAATTTAAAACTATATTACAATCTACTACTAAAAAATAGCAAGGAGTTTTATTTTCCGGTAACACAGACGTATGTATCACATAATCGAGGTCCATAAACCGCTGTGTTAACTTTAAAGTATAATACATTCCTAGCACAATTGCAAGATCGTCGTATCGATTATCTATAATTAAATGCCAAGGATCGGGCCATGACTGAGACCGGCTAGGGTCTAAGTAAGGATTAACTAAAGGAGCGCGACTCCAGAGTTCGGCTACGTCTTGGAAGGCTGTTTGGCTAGTCTCCAAATTGTTTCTAAACTCACGCCACCTTGCTAATCGCAGGGTGCCATGAGAATCAAACACCGTAGTCGAGCTGGTAGGTAATGGTACCGACGGATCCTGTAGCCAGAGGATTCTTATACGACACAATCACGGTATCGATACCACTGTCGGTATCATTGTCTCTAAGTTGTGCAGAAAATTCAAAATTTGTCATAAGACTTCCTCCTGGTGAAGTTGTTAGCGATGGAGAATACTGATACTCGTCTGTGATAGCCACAGAACTAAGATCAGAATCAATTGTCAATGTTAAGCGGCCAACCCTGGAATGGCTGCTGAGTTTTAAAAAATAGTTTATGTGCATGAATCTATGAGTTGCAGGCATTGCTAGAAATGCTCTAAATGCGTCACTTAGAAATATCTGACTATATTGGCTATTGACTAATTGAGTTTTACTGGAATTTAATACTTCCGGAATACCAATGGTATTTAACGAACTAGTTAAACTTCCAAATTGAGCTCGATCACTGACACAGTTTACAACATCGTTGTTTTCAAAGTCGCCAAACTCAATTATAGGAGACTCTGGGTATTGGGCATCGTTGACACCGTTACCACAGTTTTGAAAACTGCAGCCAGTGACAAGGAAACCTCGGCCGTGAGTTGCGTACACAGCCTGTTGATGAATTAACTCAAATGTAGAATCTTTAAATATCCAATTGTTGACCTGTCCAACTACACCTTCGATATAAACACCTATGTGGTTGACCAAGAAATGGCATTCTTCGAATTCAATTTTTGTTTCAAATGGCAACGTCTGTAGACACTTTACAGACATTTCTTGGTTTTCGAACCTACAATTTTTAAATTTTATCCCGGTAGTTCTTATATCATTAATAGAGTTTTGCCAAAATACTGCACTGTCTCTTGCAGTAGGGGATGCTACAGCATCGATCAGTGTATATTCGCCTCGAAAGTGTACTGCTTCAAATTCCGAATCCCTGACACCGGTGAGGACCAACCTTCCAGAAGACCGTTGTATAGTAAGATTAGACATATTGATATTAGCCGGTCTGTTGCTGGCATCAAATACTGCTAATTCTTCGCCGTCGGCAGTGACAAATGTGAGATTGTTTGATCCTATGTTGAGTACTACACCTTGTTGAGTCTCACCTTTGATGATAGTTCCGCTGGGGACTTTAATATCGGTTGTGAATAGATATACACCATTAGGAATTAGTAATACTTTTTTAAATCTATTATCAGTGTTTTGAAATAATTCGCTAAATGCTGTTTCAAATGCCTGTACACAATCTGTGGACCCGTCAGGAACTGCACCAAAATCTAGAACAGAAACATATTCATCTAATTTACTTTGAAGACTACGAGAAACGCTGAGGCCAATACTGGGCTCAGGAAGTGCGAATCTATAACTGGATGCTAATTCTAATAGGTTATCGTGTTCAGTTAGAATTTTGGTGTTTCCTACGTATGGAGCACCCTCGGCCACGCTGCCATTACCGATGAATAATTCTTGACTGTCTACGGCCCAGGCAAATTCTGCTGAACTAAGCTGAGGAACTCCGATTCCTGAATTTTTGAGACCACGTCTAACCTGAATTTTTGAGATTTGCACAACTGCCATGATAAATTCCTCTTGTAGAGTATTTATCTTAGGCTGTTATAGTATTCTTCTACCCTGTTTAACCAAGCATCTTGCCATTTATTAAAATCTTTGGGATCTAAAGTAAACTGTTGGTATTGGAAATCTCTGCTGCACATAAAGATAACACCCTTTCTAATGTCAGTGCCATATACTTCATTATGTGCTAGTATATAGGCCATTAACTGTAGATAGTAGTCCTCTACCCATTCGGATTTTTTAGGTTTATTGGTTTGTTTATGATCGCAGACTGCTGGCTCGCCTTCATGTACTCCGATTAAATCTGTAGTCCCTGAATATAATCCCGGAAAGTAAAGACTTTGTTCCATAGCCCATACTTCACTGATCTTACTAAGTCCGTTCTCGATAATAACATCGGCCATCTTGTTGGCTTGAACATGTACTGGGTTGTTTCCGGGTTGTCTTTGTTCACCTATGAGGAATCGTTCAAGGTTGGCATGCATGGCTGTGCCAACTCCTGCAGCTTCTGTGGTAATTTGTTTGGCTTTATCCTCACCTATGCGCTTTTTCCATTCATTAAGATGTGTCATGTCCTTAGTGGCGCCAAGGATAGTAGTTACGCTGGGTAGACTTTCACCGTCGGGTGTGAGATACACACGTTTTCTAGTCACAGGATCGTTAATCTGTTGACAATTCTTATATTGAAATCTTTCAATAAACGGTGGAGGATTGTAATTTATGGTCATACTGTATATATTACAGTCATTGCTCGAACTTGTCAAGCCTGGGGAGTTGCTGTTTGTTGTGCTAATTGTTGAGGAGCAGCAGTTGCAGCCATTTGATCTACTTTTTCTTGACTGTCCTGTGTATCGCCTTGCGGCTCATCGCCCACACCTGGTACTTTAAGTTCGATTCCGCTGGCATTGAAGTTTTTAATTAATCCCTGAAGTGCGGGATTAGCATCATACATAGCCTTAAATGTTTCGTAGTCGGCTATCATTTCAATACCGCTCTTAGAAACAATTTGGTTCAATGCTTGCCAATTCAGTTTACTTGGTGATTTTTGAGACGAGGCTCTGCCTATTAAATTTTTAATAATAATTACAAATCTATCGGTAGGATCGTCCTGGAATTCAAAAAATCTCATTTGATTGCTGCCAACTGTTTTTGTAAATCTTGAAGTTGCTTTTGTGTTTGTGTGATCTGATCTTGTAATTGCTTTTTTTTGTCTGCGCGATCTTTGGCCTGTTGAGCCATCATCTTGGCTTGTGCTGCAGGATCTTGAGAAATTTGTTGATTTTGAGCCATAGTGGTTGATCCTGCAGTACCTGGCTGGGTTCCTGGCTGCAAGGCGTCTGGTGCCTCGGCTATTAATTCTGTGAATCTCATCCTGCAAGAACTTTTAATAAACGACTCTGGTATTGAATGCTTTCACGTTGCTCACGGCCTGCTTCTTCGGCTCCGCCTACTGCTGGTTCTGCTGCTGCAAACTCATCTTCACCGCCTGCTGGTTCTGCATTTAGTGTATCTGGTTCTGCTGCTGGCATTTCTTCTCCAGTGGCTGGAGCTTCAGCGCCTAACATTTCTGCACCTTGCTCTTCACCGGTTAATGTTCGAACACCGGTTGCTAGTGTTTCGCGTGTAGTCTTTAGGTTTTCCAATGCTGCTTGAATAGCGGGAGCTACTGCTGAAATAAAATTCTTGGCCTGTTCTTGCCCCATTTCGTCGCGGATGCTATCACCTAGTTGTAGCAGAGTATCGTTCTCCATACCACTTAGTTCCTCAATCCAACGACCCACTCTGTCAACCATTGTTTTTGCTGTGACAATCGCAGAAGCTTGCTGGATCTCACCTTCTCTTAGATTATGCATATCATCTCCTGTTTGTTCTATGCTTTCGTTTTTGTTATGTTGCTTCCATGCCGTGGCATAAGCAATCGAACGTTCTTTGTCTGTTAGTTTACCGTCTTTGGCATATCCTGTTTTGATATGTTTGACCATACGCTCACCTTTGGCCGTCGGTGGTGCTTTTTCTTCGATATTTTCTGTAGGGTTAGCACCTGTTAGGCTCACAGACCATTTCTTACCAGAAATGGCCGATTTTCTTTCTGCCCATGATTTCATAGACTGCAGATGACGATATTCTTCTGGACTATCAGCAGTTCCCTTACCAGCGAACACTTTCCAAGGTTTACCATTGATAGAAACCTGTATATTGTTGCGCTCGTGTCCTAGTTCATGTTGTAGTTCGGCACGTTTAAAATCACGTTTAGAATCACCATCCATACCAGAGATACTAGCATCGTAATCTCTTTCATATGCACTACGCCCTGCTTCGGTCTCGATAGCTTCATCTTGGCCATAATCGCCATAGTCTTCGTCACTACCGTATCCTGCACTTGCAAGTGCATACGCATCGTCGGTATCCCCGCCTTCGATGTCTGTATCAGCATCAGATGCTAGTTCTTCAAATTCTGCTTGTAAATCTTCAACATATGGCTCTAGTCTAGGAACTTCACCGCCGTCTTGGTCGCTATAAGAATTCCACACTTCGTCGATTGCACCTTCAACATCACCTTGTTTTAAAAGAGCCATGACTGTTTTTGTGTCTGGATCACCATAAGCTCCGATTTCATTGGCGTTGTCGTCGAACCTTTTTAGAAGATCTGCGATTTTATTATCAAATGAAGCCGAATCCTCTTCTATGCCGTCGATGATAAACTCTCCGCGCTCTGAAATTTCTGCATTTATGGCATCTAACATCCATTGTGCTTTAGTATATGCTTCACTTTCGATAGTTTCGTTGAAAGTTGAAGAACCCCTAACCTGACTGATCTGCGTTCTCAGCTTGTTTCTTGCATCCTGCAACTGGTGC